AATAAGATACTGCTAGTGAATCTTTCCGGAGAAAGACTTCATTTCCTCGATACCATCCATTGTTTCTTCAACAAGACCATCAACCGCAGCTGCTAGGCATTGGAGAGTTGTGTCTAAATCAACAGACGTACCGATAGAAAAGGTGCGATCAGTATACAACACAATCAGTACCTGACCTTCAATTTCTTTATCTTCACGATCTAGTGGGTTTGTTTCCATGTATCGCCTATTTTATATTCGCCGGTTAAAGGGCAGTTCATCTTAAATTCTACACCAGCATCGGTAATCGCTGTAACCCCACTTTTACCAACTTGTTCAGCGTACTTCTCAGGAACTTCAATCTGCCATTCATCGTGAACATTAGCTACTAATTTAAATGGTATTTTACGATTTGTCAAGTCTTTATGTAATAATACCAATGCTTGCTTCATGGCTATCGCACCAGCGCCTTGCAGTAGCGTGTTGAGCGCCGAATGCTCCGAGCGAACGAGTAGCTTGCGTCCGTCAAGACCGAGTAGGACTCCCCTCGCAGTAAACGCTTCAGATACACGCTCTCTGAGCCTTTGTAGTTTCGGTGTGTTCCGTAGAAAATTAGTAATGAGCTTTTGTCCCTCTTTCGACGTGCCTCCAACAACCGACCCGATCTTAGCAGGTCCTGCGCCATAGAGGAAGGCATAGATAAACGTCTTAGCTTGATTCCTCGTTTCCAATCCTGCCGCATTTTGATTGGCTGTGTGTATGTCGCCGGAAACAACTTCATTCGTATATTCATCATCATTCATGTAGTGCGCCAGCATCCGCAACTCTAAACCGCTTGCATCGATACCGACTAACTTACATCCTTTCTCAACTGTCCAAAGATCACGACATTCTAATCCGTATATCGCACTAGAGTTTGGCACCTGAGCCATGTTAGGACTATGATGTGTCATACGACCTGTCACAGCCCCGTTGGTGATGACTTTGCCATGCACACGACCATCAGCCTGTATTGCCTCAATCCAGCTATCTATCTGCGCTATACGCTTAGTTAGCATTAAGTATTCTTTTACTGCCTTTGCAATCTTAACTAACTCAGCATGGTTGGTGTTCATGATATTGCTTTCTTGTGTGTTCAGCAACGTGTATTGCTTCTTCTAAAGTTTTAAAACTTCCAATAAATTTTTCTTCATAATTAACCATGATTCTTACATAATAACATTTTCTTTTTTTATGATAAGAAACGTTTTTATGTCCTGCCACGTTATTTTTATGAGCCTTTCTGTTCTGTGCGTTTAAAGCATCAGAAACTGCTCGTAAATTTTCAATACGATTATCTGCTTTATCACGGTTAATGTGGTCAAGGGTTTTTGGTAATGTTCCATTAAAATATAAAAACACTAAACGATGTTCCTTATATATTTTTTTATTTACCTGAACAACCCTATATCCACGAGAATCTATGCTCCCTGCGTGTAGTCCTTTAACTTTATTAGCTCCCCTGTCTTCTTTCCAGTAAAGTTTACCATTTCTGTAATCAAAAAGTTGTTTAACTTGATCTTGTGTCATTTACTATACCTTTCTATTATTTCTTCGAGGACTTCTTCGTCGACGATGACGCTGCCTTTTTCTGTAAACTTGGACGGCTTCCAACCTTTCTCGATGAGCCTTTCTGCGATTTGCTTGCGACTTCCGGGATTGAAGTCTTCCACGATGTCGGAAAGGGGTCTACCGGTGGTTTTGTGGGTGCGACAAGTAGTGACCTTGGGAGGAAAAATGCTCTGCATTTCAACAGTGATAGCTTCCAGCCTAGTCTTAAATTCAGCCAATAATTGCATAGCAGATTGTTCATTGAACTTGAAACCGTTTCTTTCTTGTTGTGCGATGATTGCTTGTACTTCATGTTCTAACTCCTGTGATTTAGTTGAAAAGTCCTGCCTCTTTAATTCATACTTCAAATAACTATAAACCTTGTGTAATACTTCTACATCTTGCACACAGTACTCAATCATTTCATCTAGCGTGTGCGTCTCTAGATTGAAATCATTAAACTCAATCTTCTGTACTCCTAACAGTTTGCCGAGGTTGTTTAGGCTGTGTCCGCCCTCTAGACTTGGGTTTAGTAAGCGACTTAGAACTAACGTATCTTCGACTCTCTTCAATGTAATCTGACATTTCCATAACTTTTTGAGTAAGTGAAAGTCGAATGCTATCCCATTGTGAGCCACTATCAAACTCGCTGCCTTTATGTACTCCGATAAGTCGTTTGCTTCTTTCCATATCTTTACCTCGTTTGTATCTAAATCTTTTGTAACAACGCACCAAATCTTACTGTGATCTAATGTGGTTTCGATGTCAAGTAATAATCTCATAAAATTATCTTACTCTATGGGATAGTGTTTTGTCAACAAATATTAAATTAGAACCACATCGAATAATCGGATCATAGCCGACATTGGTCATTAACGATCGAATGTCTTCTTCGCTATATGGCTGCAACTCCACACAGATTACCTTAAACGGGTGTAGGCAATAATTGATGCTCTGCAGCACTTCGTAATCCATGCCCTCAATATCAATTGTCAGAAAGTCCGGTGTGAGTTTGTGTTTAAGGATTTGATCGATTGTAAAAACTGGCAGTTGCATTACATTGGTGATATTGAACTGCGGATAATCAATTACAAACCCTTCAGCTACTTCTTTAAGGAAGCTATTTCGACCAGATTCGCTATCAATCATGTAAAATTCACGGAATTCTGATTGAATACCCACACCAACATTAAGGTTAATATCCTGTGGTCGTTGCTCTAGGAATATTTTATATAGATTAGGATTTGGCTCAACATTAATGCCCCGACTGCCGCTGTCATAGAACAACTTAGTATTACTAATCCGTTCCGGATGGTGCGCTCCCACATCCAAGTATGAAGGAGTAGCAATACCGAGACTGTGAAAGATAGCCCGAATAATAATATCATCTCCATGTTGAGCATAAGTCGTATCTCCGAATAATTGATCAGGATGTGCCATTAATGTTTACCCTGCGTTGCTGTTATCAATTGATGTCTCAGTGCTTCCACTTCCGCCATAGCTATTGTCAGTTCCATGTTCGCTATTACTAACTGATCCTGAAGTTCTTTTATTTCCTTTTGCATTTCTTCGATTACGCAATGCATCCGGTCTTCTGTCGTCCATGTTGTCATTTGCTTTCTCCATTTCCAAAGGTTGTTCCAATTGAACAGGTTTAACGGCGGACACTTCCACACCATTCTCTAACTCCTCAATATACTCTTCTAATAACTGAATGTACTTATTTTGCTTCTCTAGTTCGTCAATACATCCTCGTGCTAAATCAAATACTCTCTGTGTTACATCATCCATGTAATAAATCCAGACGCATAAAAGAAAACTGCTACTGCTTCAACAATCAATAACGGATTGTCCCGTTGCTTCCATCCCGCCCAAGCCCACATCGCACTACCAACCGCACTAAGAACAATGTTCATCGGATAGATATTGTAGCTGGTTAATGCGATACCGACTAAGCAAAGACAAGTAGCAACCCATTTAAAGAGTAACATCGTTACGCCATTTATCAATCGTTAAATCTAATGCAGTGCCGTCGAGCCATTCCCATGTTGCCATCTTGTTATCGCATATCACCACAATCGGTGCATACGCCCCCGGAGGAACATCCCATGCTGCGTTGCGTAGCCACAGATAGCGTTCAGCATGATTAAAGATTTCTTTATTGTCCTGAATCCTGCTAAAGACATCTTTATTAAGTTCACGCAATCGCTCAATCTCGTTGCATAAATCAGTGATGATCTTACGGGTAACATTATAGTCGTCATGCTTTGCGTACTTCAATGCTTTTTCTAGTAAATCATCTTTCATATAGTTTCCTGTATCTCTAACATTCTGCCTGTTGATGGATTGTATAACAAATCACCAGCACCGCCAGTGTAACCACTAAAGCGATTCTTTAAAACCCTAACATGAGTAGTGTTTCTTTCAATCATGTCAGTAGCCTGTCCGTTACGCTCTAGTCCGATCACAATGTCAGATAACTGTGCTATCGAGCCTGAGCCTCGCAACTGAGCCAGCGATGTAACAGCGCCTTCCTCGTGCCCTTTGCTTTCAGGACGTTTTAGGTGCGACACACATAACAGACTAATCCCTGTTTCTTGCACCAACATCCGCAATCGTGTCATGATAGCGTCAAGAGCCTTTCGTTCATCACCCACGTCACCCCCGCTAACAATGATACTAATGTGATCCAAGACCACGTAGCCACAGTTAAGTCCTTTTGCCATGTAACGGACACGATTAACAATGTTGTCAAGACTACTGCTTCCAAAATGATCAAACAGATAAAGGCGGTTAGTGCCAAGTGTTCTATCAAAGGCATCTTTTAACTCCTCCGGTGATACATCAACATCGGGTAAATGAATCGGTTTGTTCGCCGCTAGGGAC